TCCCTGAGCCGCCGATAGGCTTGCCCGGTGCAGCCCTTGCTGCACACCCGCATTTGAAGCACCCTTAACCTGCGCTGGGCTCACTTGACCAGTAAAAGTCTGTTCAATCATGATCGGCGGAAGGCTAGAAACCTGATTTGACCGATTAGCAGGTACTGGCATGGGCTGCTGCTGAACAGGTATAAAAAACCGAGCGTTATTAATCATTTGATCTGAGCGCTGCATTGATGTTGCACCAAGACCATAGAATGATTTTTGTTTTTGTGTATCCCAGATTTCAGCGTGCCCAGATCGAGGGCTGAACCCAGATTGACGATTATAGATTACGGTAGCTCCTTGCATTAATGCTTTAAGCTGTGAATCCCCTTCCATCATCTTTTTATACATTGCAGGTGTGAATTTTACTTCTTTAAAACGCTTGTCTCTTGCGAGAAAATCTGCAGCTAGATATGCTGCTCCACCTTCAATTTTAGATGTACCATTTAATGCTGCGTTTTGGATTCTCCAAACAGCTCTTAAACAATATTTTTCAACCTCTCTAATTGAAGGAGCTAATTGAGCTAAACTTTGGCCTAACTTTTGATTTTTTGCAAATCCTGGGCCCAAAATTCCTGAGTTTGTAAGCGGATTACTCATGTTTGACGCCCCGCCATTTGTGGATGCCTCAGCAGGCCCACCGAACAGCATATTGGTAACGCCTGGGATGATTCGATTGCTTGAAAGAACATTGCCAGCCAATTGCAAAAGGCCTGTGCGCTCAATTTCTTCTTTGAGCCAGGTAAACCAGATTTTCATCTTTTGAAAAGTATCGTTTATTTTGATGCCAATCTTTTGAAACCCAATAATCAGAGCTTCAATGAAAATCTTATTCCAGTACATGCCATCCTTGATCGCATTGCTCAGCGTGGGCCATTTCTTCGTGAACTCTACAAGTTTGCTATCGCCGGTATTCAGATAATAGATGAAATCAGCAAGGATTGCGCTCAAAGCAACAATCGAACCGCCAACCACCATGGCTTTTAATCCGCTCTCAGCATAGAACGCACCTGCCCCCAAAGTTTTGAAAGCGTTTGCCATCCCATAAGCCCATTCAGCAGCAGCAAGATATTTCAGGCCAACAAAACGCGTGAGCATGAGCGCAAGGCCTGCATTCACAAAAGGGAGCACATCTGAAAACATTTTCATGTATCGAGGCATGTTTAGGCGTGCGACAACAGCAAATTCACGGGCCAGTGGAGTCCATTGTTTGAGAAGTTTTGATGTGCCGTCAATCAAATTATGAAATGCAGCTTTTAATCCACCTTCCCACACTTGGTATTTGAGCTCTTTAAAAGAATTTTCCATGTCTCTGGTTTTGGCGGCAGTGCTGTTTGCGGCATCACTTAAGGCTTTGCTATAATTTTTGATGCCAATATCCATTAAGGCTTTCTCGATGGACTTGGCGTCACGATTGACTTTTACTGTTTGATTTCTGAAAGTGATCGCGGCCTTATCACCTTCAACCTTCATTTTGATCCCAAACTCTTTGAGGCGCTCTGCTTCACCCATTACGCCATCAGCAACAGCTTCGACAAAATCCATCATTGACTTACCTGGTTTTGATGCTGCAATGCCAGCATAAGCATTTAATGCTGTGGCAGAGGCATCCAGGCCCATGTCTTTTAATCGGATAAAGCCTTTTACAGCTTCTTCAATACCAAACGCTTTGGATGCGTTGATATTTCTCAATTCTCTAAATTTGCCTATTGCAGAGATCTTGTTCATGCCTGGGAGGTTTTGTAGCCCGATCTGCATTGCTTCACGCTCGACGCCTGTGTCATACGTCGATTTAGCACCAGCAGCAAGACCGCCAATACTCAAAGCACCGCCAAGCAGACCCATGCCAGGAATGCCGCCACGACCGCCACGCAGGAAACCAACAGCTTTGTCGTGTTCCTTTTGTGCATCGCGAGCGATCTTTTGATTGGCACGCTGAGCATCACGAACGCGACGATTTAAGGCCCGTTCATTTTCTCTCGCAGCCCGCTCAGTGGCTCTGATTTGAGCTGCTGCTGCACGGTTGGCTTCACGCTCTTGTTCACGCGCAACTTTTGAAGCTAAGCGGATTTGAGCATTTGCTGCTTTTGCGGCTTCTCTTACCTGCTTGTCAAGTGCTGCGGATTGGCGAGATTCACGCTGATTCAACAGCTTGAGCGCTTCTGCCTCTTGCTGCCTGAGTTGCTTTTTATAACGCTCTAACTCGCGTTCATCAACCTTGTAACCAAGTAGGGTTACTGCTTCGTTGAGAATCATGAGGTTATTCCTTATTATTTTCGATCAGAATTTCAAGAGCGTCATAAATGCGGGTCAGCGGCCACGTCTCAAGGTCGTTCATGCACTCTCTTTGCTTCGTGGCCTGCCAGATATACCAGATCTCCCAGTATTTAACGGCGTTTAGGGGGACTCGGATTGTTCGAGTGCCTTTTCCGGTTGGGAGTTCCGGCCCTGGTCTAAAAAATCGTTAAAATCAACAATCAGTTTTTTAATGGGCTCGATTCTGCCTGCCGCCTTGCCGGTAAAGACAAGATCAAACATTGCTTTTTCGCCAAAGCTGCCGGATAATTTCGCCTCGCCCTGCTTGCCATTGTTGAACGTGGTGTTCTGGAAGATCAACAAGGTCAATTCTTCCTCGACATCAGGGTCAATCTCGGCATTTGCCTCGGCCATAGCTTTCAGGTTATCCGCAGCGCTTTCGTATTTGAGGCTGATTTGCTTAAGTTCTTCGTCAAGCTTTTCCTGCTCTTTTTCGGGCAGATCAGTGCTGAATTTACTGCTGATTGTGGCAATCGCTTCAAGATCTTCTTTGCTCATCTTCCGCTCTTGCTCTTTGCGGGCTTCGGCCAGGGCTTTGAGAGTCGCAGCGCCCACTTTTTTGAGCAGGTTTTTGACTCTCAGTGCCCGTGTGCCTGAGTGCGGTGTGATGGTTACGCGGAAGCCATCTTCAAAAGTGGCTTCCAATTGGCCTAAAGCGTTCTCTTGTTTGTGGGTGATTTTATGCAAGGTCAACTGTCAACCCCAGTTCATTTGGAATTAATTGGGTGCAAAGTACGGTATATTTGTACACGCTCACTTCGCCGCCACGGTCACCGTCGCTTGGCTTTTCAATCTTGCACTTAAGACCCGTCAGGAACTCACGCCCCTGGTTGTCTTTGATATGCACATCGAATGTGCCAGCGGTGTCAAGCTCTCCAACTGGCGTAACGACAGAGATCAAACTCTGAAAGATCGCAATAAAAGGGCTTGTGTGCATGATATTAAATTCAATCTTTCCGCTTTTGTTTGCGGAAACACTGAACACACCACGGCCAGAGAGGTCAATCTTTTGTTTGACCGCTTCAGTATTGCGGGAATAGGTGAAAAAAGACTGACCATCTTCACCAGTGATCGGGATAGGGAATGGAACCCCAGCCTTTACAAACACGACGCTATGGTCGGCAATGATATGGGTCTCGGATTGAGCGGGTACGAATGCCATTTTGTTTTATCTCCCTTACTGGATCTGAACTTCAATGTCTGCTTCGACAACCAACGCACTGTTGAGCAATTGGCCGCGCAGCTTGCCGTTCGGGAACTTGAACAGCGCTTTGTCTCCGCTCGAAATTTCGGAGAAACGGGGGACGATCACGACGGGTGTAACTGCCGCATCTGCTGAACCGTCAAGAATTTTTTCTCTGACCATATTGGCGAGAACCACATTCAAACAGGCCTCCCAAGCATCCAAACCTTCTTGGTTGTACTGGGGGTTGGTGTGCTGAGAAGCGACAAAGAGCAAACCGGCTTCACGAACTGCGTTCTGCATGTAATCGAGGTTGCGTGTTGCTTCAGCACGTTTGCCATCGGCACGAATGCCATCACGAACCCAATTGAAAGCGGAATCAGTGGGGCTGAATGCGCGATAGGTGTTCAGGCCGCGAGCTTTGAGCGTTGTCACTTCAGAAGCGGTCAGGGTATCGACGGTGACGCCAGACAGCTTCATGCCTGCCAGGGCAATGCTGCCGGGGTCATACGAGAGATATTTTGCCAAAGCTGCGCAGTTCGCAAACTCGGTTGTATCAGATTTCCAGAAGCCGAGGGTGCAGCGGTATGTTTTGGCGTACATGTAGCTGCCTACGTTGGTTGTATCTCCGCTGGATTTGGCCCCAGCTTCGTTGGTCTGATACCAGAAGTATTTTTCATTGCCTTCGATAGCAGCAGCAACGCTCAGGATTGCACCGACATCAGTGTCAGCAGTTGCGATTCCATACCAGAGGTTTGTGGCTTCTTCGGCCAGGGCTGCGGCAACGTCATCGCCTGCGTGATTGCCTGCGGTTGTGGTGGCCACGGTGGCCGTTGGTGGCGTGGTGCCTGTGGTGGTTACAGAGATGTCCAATTCCCAAGAGGCATCGCCTGTAACGGTGAGAATAGCAGAACCATCAGATGTACAGGTATCAATACCATCAAGGGCTTCAATAGCTGCGGCCAATGCAGTCAGAGTAGCTGCGTTTGACGTGGCATAAGTCCAAGAACCGGTTTGTCCATTGATAACGAACGTACCACCATGTCCTGAACTGTGGGCACCGCTGAAAGTGATGGTCTTTACGGTTGCCACTTCAGCAGAGCGTTCAATAATCCAGCAGTAATCTGCTTTGGGGCTTTGGGCGTTCATTTGGGCAAAGGCGTCGTAAGTGTCGCCGGTATCGCCCCAATCTTCTGCAACAGAAGCCAAGCCTACCGTGCTGAGCGGGTATTTCACCGCTTTAACCGAGGCGTAAGCAGCGCCAGGTGTGTCGGCAACTGCCGCCAAAAGCGCCGGGGTATCAAAATTCGCAAGTGATGTGCTTCCCACCGATTCAGTGATCGACGTAGAAACGACTTCGGCAATTGCCATGGTCAGATCTCCTAAGTTTTTAGATTTCGATTTGGTTGATAATCAGATCAGTACCGGCTTCGACCGCGTACTCTAAGATTTGGAGGGTGTCTATATCCTCTTGGATGGTCACGCCGCAGTTAATAAACACGTCCATTTGGCCGCGTTCCTCTGCCCTGGATTGACCGTTTAAAGTGAGATTCTTGGCTGGGCTCATTCTGGCAATGCCGAGCTGAGCTGCGCTGAGAATGGCAGTGATTGATGGCATATAAGCGCACATTTCAACGGCTGTCATTTGGGTAAATGCGCCAGGGCCAAAACTGTGAATCGACACTTGGGCCAACCGTTGAGCGTTCATGCCCACCGTACCGCCTGGTGATGGGTATACTTTGGTGTCTCTGCCTGCTTTGGTTGCGTTTATTATGTTCACAACCCAAAACAGGCCTTCACGCATCGGGGCGTTTTGCGGGGGCACTGTCTTTGCGACATGCGATTGAGCAGAGCCCGAAGCGGCCCTGATCCATGCGCTAACTGCAGTAAATATTGCGTCTGCTGGCAGCATCAGTACGCCGCCTTTTCATCGACCAACACACCCACACCCATCCAATGAGCGGGCGGGAACTTGGGATGATACGAGACGAATTTGAGATCGTAGGTTTCGCCGTTCCAGTGCAGGACATCGGCACGGGTGCGGGCAGATTTTGAAACCGTTTTGATTTCATCGTTTGAGAGAACCCGAACGGCACCGCTAAACGACTGCAATCCGAGCGTAAGCATCAGCTCACGATCTCCACGGCTACGAACGTTCATCGGCTGCACATGGGCGCTGATCTCGATCTCTTCTGACTCTTGGCCCTCAGTAACAGGAACAAATGTATCGCCAACGTAAGAGCCGTACTGCCACTCACCATCGACAAAATCACCGGGGGCATAACGGGTGATTGTGGTTGATTCGGCAAAATTAACGAGCACGGCTCTTTTGTTTCCTGATTTCGTAGTCTAATTGGTCAACGTATGCAGATCCGGTACCTGGTTCTGTATCGACAAGGGGATCATTGAATCCCTTGCGCTTGATGGTACTCTCTGCGTTGGGTACTGCGTTGTAGTCAATGATTGCCTTTTGAAGCACACCTAAATACCACTCGCCAACCTCTGCCAAAGCACGATCCACAGGCATGCCGCCCTGAACCTTTTGCCCAGCAAGAAAAAGCCGTTTACGGATCTCGGCCCTATTTGCTTCAAAAGTATTGCGGTGTGCGGGGCGCTCTGGGATTCGGCCATCTTTCGTGCCAAACTCAAGAGTCAGGGCAAGCTCGACTAAATCAAAATCAAGCTCGCCGCCCTTGAGTGAGTCTGCGTCAAGGATGCCAACCGCTATGACCCGGCCATTCATGCCGCGCATATTGGTTGTCAGACTCTCAAAACCCAGGTCATTAACCTGAAAGGCCCGGTTAGCCACTGTAACCAAGCACTCTTGGGCTGTTTCTGGCAACGCCGCGCAAAAGTGCTTGATATTGAGCTTCTAAATCGTTCTGACCGCTGCTTTCGCTTGAGCTTGATCCGCTTGAGAAATATTCAATCTCAATATCCATGTCTTTTTTGCGTTTGACTTGGCCCCCGCTGCCATCCGCTGATGTGGTCAGGCTTGAAACCAACAGGCTCCCAGCCTTGTACATCAAAGCCAGATCGGCCCGGCTTCCCAGTTTGCAAACAGGCACCATTAGCCGAGCGTCTTCTATGAACGCATCAATCCGAGCAGTGTCAATCGTTGAAAATTGGGTGTACCGAGCCAAAAGCATGGCGCGGATAGTCGCGGTTGCTGTTGTCATGATTAGGACATCTGAGCAAAGGCAATCGGGCCGCCAGTGCCGTATTTGTAAACGAACAGGCCAGCCAGGTTCATCAGAACGGGCACAAAATAGTGAACGCCTTTAACCTGGACGGGGAAAAACTGAACGTCACGGGGCAGCATAAACTCGCATACCTCAGCGGTACGAGGCAAAGCCACGGCAACGCGAGCAGAACTCAGAGAGTTTACTGAACTTGTGACGCTGTTCAGGTAGCTGGATTTCAGAATTGCCCGGACGCTGGTGTTGTTCACCAAATACTGAGCGATACTGATCCCTGCAGTCAGAGGGCCGGCCATGAATGTATGGCTGGTAGTGTCCATGGCCAGGATTTCAGCCGAAAAATCTTCGGTGTCTTTTTCTGGCTCTCCGACCAATTCCAGCAAATCCGCCAATTTAGCATCATTGGTTGCAGATGCCCAAGAACCGCCGATGCTGACAGGGTTCAATGCTTTATTGAACAGGCCAGGTGCAGCGTGAGCTGTGGTGTCATCGCCCCAAGCTACTTGGTTTTTTAGCTTTGTAGCCGCCCGCATGGTTGCCATGCGTTTGGAAGCGCCCAAATCAATCACGGACGATCCGTTTCTAGCAGCAAAAGCAGCAGCTTCGAGATCTTCCTGAGTCCAGCCCATGCCTGCGGCATAAACAAAGACTTTGTGAGGCGTTTCGCTTAAAGTCGAACCAACCTCTTGAATATCAGTGCCGGAACCTGCCAACAAACGAAACTCACCAGAAAGATCAATTTCTTGGTAGTTAATTGAGCGGGCACCTGGGCCACCTGAACGATTGACGATAAAAGCCTGTTCCAAAATGTCAGCTTTTTCGCGGTGAGCGATAACTTTCAATTGGGCCAGGGTGTGAATCAGAGAGCGAGAGACAAAATTGGTCTGCGTGCTGTCGAGCTTGGTATCAATGGACAGTTCGCGGTCAATGCGCCGTGTCATTTGCTCATTGCTGAACGCTTCCATTTTGCGCTGCTCTTTGGTGTTCTCCAAGTAGATTTCGCGCTCTTTTTTGAGATCTTCGAGGTAGTCTGCACGGAAGATCCCGCGATCATTGACAACTACAGGAATATTGGTAGACATTTATCGGAACCTTCCTAAACGTTATTGAGAGCCAGAACGCCCAAAGCGCCCGAACTCATTGCTTGTTCGACTTTGTAAGTGCCAGCGGTCAGAGCGATTGCTTTGACAGGGGCAGAACCGGCAGCGGTAGAGAGCATCCCGCGCTTTTTATTCGAGGCTGACTCTTCGTAGAAGCGCACATAAACAGTGCCGCTCACTGCGATTGTTCCGTCTGCCTGGATTGCGATATTGCCTTTGCGCATCACACCAACGGCTTCGGTATCTTCAAATTTTGTGATACCGTCTTGGTCTGGTGCCAATTCTTCCTGAACACTTGGGCCAAGAATGGTCAATGTGCAAGTATTGGCTTGGCTTGCAACGGCAGTACCAGCACCACCGCTTGTAACGGTCGTGACTGAGAAGTAAATGTCTGTTTCAGGGTCAGCCAAAACGACAATCGTGTTGCCACTGACAGTGGCCGACAGAATCCCGTCAACCGCTTCGATTTTTGTTTCAATTGCGGCCATTGTGGCTGCGTGGCTTGATGCATAAGTGGTTGAAGAAAGCGCAGTAGACACGCCATTGACAACGAGAGTTAAATCAACCACGTCACCAGAAACCAGGGCAGCGGTAAGGCTGAGAGTAGCCTGGTTAGAATACAGATTGCTTACCAGTTTCTCGTCTGCATCAGTAGCACCTACAAATCTGGCATAGCTGATCCCGTTGGAATCATCCACCTTTTTGGAGATGATTTTAGAATTGAGCCGATCAGAAACGATCTGGCCTTCTGTGAGAGCGTTAAGGCTTGAGCTGTATGAAGTTTGAGCCATTTTCTTTATTTACCTTTCTTTAGTCGATCAGGGAATATTCAGAGCCCCAACCGCTAGAGCGAGAGGCAGCAGAGTCCAGTGCATCCAAAACGGTTGTTCCGTTCTGATTGCCTTTATTCTGGGCTTGGTAATCTTCGAGAGCTGAATCCAATCGAGCTTGGATATAGGCCTCTGATTGACCGTCGAGCTTTGCCTCTGGGCGCAGCTTGGCGATCACGTCTTTTTTAACTTGCAGGTCAGATTTGCCTTTGAAGACATAATCTTTGCCCAAAATAGGCTTAAACTGTTCGCGCTGCTCAATGGCCGCATCAATGCGGGCATCGTGGTCAATCGCTTCCAGACCTTTGATTTTTTCTTGTGCTTCGTCCAATTTGGCCTGCGCTTGGTCAGCACGGGCTTTTTCGGCTACTGCTTGTTTTTGGGCCTTATCAATCGCTTCAGCGTCTGCTTTGAATTTGCTATTTACTGCAATTTCTGCGGCTTCGCTGACTTCGATGTCACGGCCATCAATGCGGATCTGTGCCATTTTGGGCTTCTCCTGTTTGTGATCTTTTTTTGTTTGTGTTGGAATATCTGAGGGGTCAATCTCGACAGCATCAAAGCGGTACTCTGATTCGTCTGAATCGCGCTTGATTGCAGCGCCCGCCCCGGCCCGCCCGCGCCATTCTGAGGCGAGGTGGTTATACTTGAACGGTCTTGTTTGAATAGCGTCGTATGGCCCAAATTCGGGATGAACGCCGGGGGTATTGTCGATGCGGCATGAATAACCGCATGAGACCTGTTCTTTGCCGCTTTCGATGTCTCTGATCGCAGCTTCGTCATACACTCGAACTCTGGCCCTGGTATGGATGCCATCAGGGGCAATGTCATGCTTTCCGTAAACCACGCCGGTCTGATACTGCTTGGTGTTTCTGCTATTGAGCAAACCGGGCGGATGGGAGTTTGTATGCGGCTGATTTTCAAGCGTCACCATGATTTCGGGGTCATGAATCAACTCTTTTGGCCGCAGTTCTCGCCGGGTTGTACCGTCTTTGTTCAGATAAAGAAAAACACCGGCTTTTGTGGGATACACTTCCGCGTCGAGATAGCCAGTATCAGCATCTTTTCTCCATGCGGAATCCATCCGACAAAGCGCGGTGCGCGTTTCGGTAGTCATTTAATGCCTGTTTTTAGTGAGAGTTAGAGGGTTTTAAGGTGTTGAAGGTGACGTTTGACAAACTTAACGTCAGAATCAGAGGCTTGAGCGCCTTTGCTGACTGCATCCAGGTAAACTTGATGGGCTTTGATAACCGGCTCAAGATCTGCGGGCTGGCCTTTGGAGCGGGCGTGCTTGTATTTAAATCCCATTTCTGCCAGTTCTTTGGCCGCATAACCGAGATCAGGTGGAGTCATCGTCTCCTGATTCGTCTCCTGGGTCTGCGCTTGTTCCTGAGGCTGTGCTTCCGCTTTCGGGGTCGCTTTCTTCGCTGCCATTGCTGGACATCTCCTGTTGTTCTGTTGGTTTAAGCAGGTATTCGATCTGCTCTTCGTTCAAAGATTTGTACTTTTCGCGGGATTTAAGGTCTAAGGTTGGAATAAGCCGAACCTGATTGCCTTCAAAGAAGGTTGCCGCCTCTGATTGGGTCAGTACAGCTTTATTTCCTGTGAGCTTTTGGGCTGCGTTGGCAACCTTTTCGAGGATCAGCGCTTGCTGCTCTGAGGTCTGGCTGCTGACTGGATTGAACACAAATTCAATCTCAGACTCTTGCGCCACGGGCTCGACAAAGTTTAAAAACTGCTCGACAGGCTCTCTGATTTCGTCATCCTGAAAGCACTCGACGTATTTATTGAGGTCACGGTCTTGGCTTTCGCCTTTGCCCTGGCCAATGCCGCCGCCTGGGGATTCTCCCAACAAATAGCTGTGAGGCAAGCCAGAAACAGCCACTGCTCGGCGCTCTAAGAGGCGAATCAGGTCAGATACGCCGCTCACATTGGTTGTCTGCCGCTGGTATTCGTCTTCTTTGTCCAAAACCAGCTTATTGATCAAGCTGGTAGCCTGAAACATGGCGTCCATGCGGGCTTGGAATTTCTCTTGATCTTTAGCGCAATCATTTAGGCTCAAGTCGTTTAAGCCCTGCAATTTGATAACATCTCTGATGATGTCTTTAACGATATTCGGCAGCAATCCATAAGCAGAACTGAGGTCTTTAAGCGGCTCAAATGCCCGCTCCAATTTGCTTGGGGGCCAGCCGTCATTCATCAAAAGCCAATCAGCAGAGGCTTCGGCACCGGGCAGGCGAATCAAGCGGCTTTTATGGACGTCAACAGGATCAGAGGAATCGTCTTCTGGCCGCTGGTCAATTCGGTAAACTTCGTGGCGCAGAGAGCGCCCCGCGTAAATTGGGGAAATATAGCCCCTCTCGATCACTTCAACCGATTTGATCGCTCTGATTCGCTTAAAATCAACAGGCTCAGACTGATCCATGTCATCATCCAGAACAACATAAAGCAGAGCTCCGTAACAAGCATTCAACTTTAGCGCTCGCTTGAGCGCGGGTCTGAAACCTGAATCTTTGATGATCTGATTAATCTTGGCTTTTTGAGCTTCATCTTCAATCTTGGGGAAAGAAATCCAATTGCGCAGCCCGTAGGTGGGGCCTGTATCTACGATTTTCCAAGCAAGCTCATGAGTGGCGTAAAAATCGTCCATGAGCGCCTTTGACAGCTTTTGCCCGTTCAATTCCCACTTTGTCTGGACGCCATGATCGCGGCCTGTACCGTATCCGGTGATCAGGTTTTTAAACTTGTCAAATCTGGCCTTAATGCCTTCAATAAAGCTCAATTTAGCCTCTTAAAATGATGATTTTTTCTTTTCGGTGAGAACCTTAAATGCTCCAGAGCAGGCGTCTACAATGTCGTCATGAACGCCTTTGGACGGGAACGCGACCAGCTCATTAATCAGCTTGTCAGTCCACGGAGCCTGCATAATCAGCACATTGCCGGTTTCTACCCCTGCGCTCAGGGGCTCGGCTCGTTTGAGCTTGCTTTTGCGGTCTGTGCTTTCGCCTTTGGCCCGGTGGCCAGCCAAAAGGCGGGTAAAGTATGCGATCTGAGACTTGCCCGCTTGGCCTGGATCGGCTTCGATTCGAGTGAACACTCGGCCATATTCAGCGGCATCAGCCTCAGCGGTCGCCTGTATGCGTTGCTCAACATCAAGCGGGGAGCCTCGGAAGTGAACCAAATCGAGAACATAAAACTGATTCTGTTTGGTCTTGAGCATCAGAACGCCCGCTGTATAGTCGGGGTCGTTCTTTGGTCTGCCGTTTTCCAAAATCTCTTCTGTGCCAGCTAAATCCCAATATCTGACCAGTTCTACCCAGTCAGACTCACGCGGCAGCCGGTGAGAGATGCGGAACCATTCTGTTTTGAATACGTTTCCAGCGGTGGGCTTAATGATCCAATTGGCATCATAAAGACGCATCCGCTCAACAAGCGGCAAAGATTTCAGCTTATCGATGTAGTCGGGATCTGACTCAAGAAGGATCTTGTTGTCTTCAAGCCTTGAGCGAATGAAAGTAAAGCTAATTGGCTTTCTGTCTGGGTAGGCTTCTTTTGCTTGCTCTCTGGTGTCGAACCAGTGGAGATCGTCGCCGCTGCGAATGATGTACCGAATTACTCCAGACATCGCTTCGATTGCGTACCCGGTTTTAGGGTCAACATAACCACCATCAATCAGCAGGTCTGCCACCCATCCCGGCTGAGGATTGGTGCTTGCTCGAATATATGGCTGTATTCCGCAGACAGAGCGGTTACGGCTGAGCATATACCAGAATTGGTATTTCTCAAACTCGGTCAACTCTTCAAAAGAGATGATTGCAAATTGTTTTGACTTGTAGCGAAGATGGCCTATTCTGGCGTCATCCATGTGCCCAAGGGTTACGGCTGCGCCGCTTTTCCACTTGAAAGCATGTGTTGAACCGTTTTCTTTTGCTCCTGTTGAGCAAAAAACATCTCTGGCATCATCAATCAACCCGCCCTCGTCGGTAAGGTCTTTGAGTTGACGCCGAACTATCAAGCCTCTGAACTTCGGCAAATCAATACCGCGAAGCATGTCAAGAATTATCGAATAAGATTTTGATCCTCCGGCACTACCGCCGAAGATGCAGATGTCTGCTTCGCATTCTAAAAACTGAGTTTGCGGCCCTGGTTGGGGCTCAATTACCCTCTGGCTCTCGTCCGTTTCGAGGCATTCTGACGACGACGACTTTGTTGTTGACATTCAAATCGCCGCTGTGTTCTTGCTCTCTTTTTTCTACGCCATAGCCCCGCTTTTTGCCGTGGGCTTTCAAATAAATTTCAGACGCTTTAATGCGGTCAGAATGACGCTCGCCCTCAAATATCATGCTGAAAAGGTTTGATTCAACCGTATCAACCAGGCGTTCTTTTAAGTCGTTGTAATCTGACGCGAATTTTTCATCATCATCAAGCCAGGCATAAAACTGAGCCCGGCTTAAACTTAGTGAGTTGCATGCGGCGTAAATGTTTCCGCAATTCTCAGCCAAAACCTCTAAAACACGCGCTTTGTTCTTGCGTGTTTTAGCCTCACCCGTGTAGGTGTCTGTTTTGTCTGTTTTGCCCGCCATAAAACATGTCTATTTCAGCTTTTTCAGCGCTTCTCGGCACTCAGTACGAAAAGCACGAGCGTTCTTAACTTCAGGCACAGCGTTATGAGCAGAGCCCAAGGGCACACCATTGGGATTCAGGTACAAATTAACCTGCTCCAAACCAGCCTGATACAGTTCTTTTAGCTTGTCATCGTTGGCCTTTTTTTCTTTGGCTTCTGCAATTGCTGAGCGGGCATCAGTCCAGCCGTGGGGCTTTACTGACACGAATTTAGGAGCCTCGACGGTTTCGGGGGCTTCCTGGTCTTTTTCTTTTGCTTTGGTTGCCATTTGTCGGGCTCCTATTGTAAATACGGATAGATTTTGATTATCAGCGCTTTGATCGTGTCTGTTTGCAGGTTTGTCGTGATCATCGGCATCATTGCGACCTGTTCAGGATCGAGAGGGCCAATCAGCAAACGCTGAGACAGGCACCACATTGGACGCCCAACCCAGTGCCCCAAGACCCAAATCTGAGCGGGTTCGAGAGCTCCGACAATCTGCTCCAAATCACTCCACCCCAGGCACTCCGATAGGTTCTGCCCGGTAGTTGGATTCGGTTTAGCTCTGACTGATGTGGATTTCTCGTAACCCATGCCTGTCAGGTCAATCTTGTCGAGTTGAGCCAAAACGCGGGGGTCTGAGTGGAAAAGCTGAGCGATCAGCGCTTTGAGTTCGCGCAGGTCTATTGGCGGGGGCGAATTGTCCCGAATCTTTCTGACCAGAGCCAATCTGTTCCGGGTAGTGTTTCGAGTCAATCTCTTTGCCTGCTTCTGTAGACAACTTTGCACGATAATCTAATTATTCCCGCTTTCCTCTTGACATTCAATCTTTTCAGCTTCATTTGTGACCGTTTTGGTCACATCTTCAGCCCATTGTCTTAATTTCTTTGCGACATGAACACCGAAACCGGGCGGGGCTTTTCGCTTGCCTGTTTCGAGCATTTTAACGAATGACTTGCTGTATTCAATGACTGCGGCCATTTGGCCCTGGCTGAGTGAAAGCGCGGATCTGACCCGCTTTAACTCTTTACCGTCCACGTTTGGCCACCCATTGATCGGCGTCAAGCATGTCTTGATACGCCTCTTTTGCCCATTTTTCAGCCTGTTCTTTTTCGGGGCCAAACGCCTCAATATCTGTGCCGGGAATCCATGCCCGCCAATTCTTTGCCGCGATCTTCTCCGACCTTACCCGCACTTCTGCGCCGCCCAAAAGCTCACGAATCCGCTTCAGGCTCTCGATTGCCGCTACAACTGCCCGCCCTGAGTTGTGATCAGCTTGGTCGCTCATCTCCTCACCGCCTTTAGCCTGCGCCGAAGATGGGGCCTGAAGTTTGCTCGGCGCTTGCGAGGGATTGTGACAATTATGGTAAACAGGTCGCAGACAATTATGGTAAACAGGTCGCAGGTGATAATTTTTGGATAAAGTGAATCACCCGAAACAAGATCACCTGAAAGTGTCAGTATTTGCGTTTCAAAAGGCTTTTCCCATGCGATTGATTCAACATTCAGGCTGTCTAAAATATTGTGCTCCTCGCCGCCAATAACCTCACGCTCCAACACGCCCTCTTTAACCATGCGATCAAGCGAAGTCTCAACGAACGGCTTAACCCAATCAAACATAGCATCAACAGCCTGTTCGGCTTGCTCACGAGTGGGCTTAACCGGGTTTTTCAGGGCTTCTTTAATATCGTCGCACAGATCCGCTTTAAGTGATTCAAATTCACTCACACGCTATACCGCCCTTTCAAAGCCTTTTCACCCACGCTGCGGGCATGGGACATCTGCTGAGAACGGAAGTTATCACCGCTCAAATAGGTGAGCATCTGAGTGATTGCCGCTTTGAGTATGGCTGTTTCATTGGCCTGCGCCTTCCATGCGGTTTCGATCTGTTCTTTTTCCGCCGTGGTTTTGCGCAGATCTTGCCTAAACTTGTTCAACAGTTCGTGAGTTTCTTCTAGCTCTCTGTTGAGAGCGTTTCCCTGCCGCACGTCGCGCAATTCCGCAGCCAATTCCCGAAGTCCCCTTTGATTGGATTCGTCAATAATTTTTAAAATGCGGATTTCTTCTTGAAGCGCCGCCCGCTCTGAATCCCACTCTGCGCGGGCCTGAATCCAAAAGCTGTTTACCCCGTCTATATCACTCAAGGAAGATCCTCTCTCTCTGCGCCGAGCTCATCGTGCCATTCCTGAGCCACATTGCGCCCAGCCTTGAGGTCGTTTAGCCGCTTACGCAGCGAGACGATTTCGAGAGCCTGGATTCTGGCATGCCGGTCTTTATGCTCAATCAGCGCCGCCTGCTCTTTGAGCTGGGTCATATAATGATTGATGTCCGATAGGCCCGCAGCTTTGAGCATATACTCGGCCTGGTCTGCGCGCTCATTTGCTTTTGTGCATTGCTCGCGCAGGGCTTTGATAGTAGAGGTCAATCTCTGAGTTTGAGTTTCGAGTTTTTCAACGCTCTGACTCTTGAGATCTGCCAGGATTGCGTGAGAATCTTCAGTGCTTTGAGGGTGAATCAGGCCCATTTTTCAACCAAACAAATTTCAGTTATTTTTGTCACAAAATCACCATATTTATGTTAATTTATGTACATCTACAATAATACCCACTCTTGTATGTAAACAAAACGCCGTGACCCGCGTCACTGGGTGGTCAATGACGCGGGTCACACATATCTGAACACGGGAAGCTCTCAAAAGTCCATTTTTGGCCCTAAATGTTTAACCTAAAATTAACTTTTGCGCTTTTGTGCCTGCTGAAAATATTTGGCCTGGGAATCGGTGCGCTTCACTCGGGCTTCAATCAGGGCAATCTGATAGACCGAGAGTAGGATAATGCTTTGCTGTGGGCGGCGCTCAGTAGCCTGCACGCTGCACCTCCCGCGCATTTGTCACGCTGACCTGCTCTGGCGAGTGGAAGCCGTCGAACAGGCAGCCGATAAACCGGTGGTTTGGGATAAAGCGAATCTGCCCTGCTATTTCATCTATGTCCATGTGGCGCAAAAGCCAGCCAGAGGCAATGTGTGGATAGGCAAAAGCTTCGGCATAAAAGCGGTCCCACAATTGTGAGTGAGGCTTTACACCTTCTTTTTCTGCCTGCACATTGGCCCGGTGTTCGGCGACTAAGTGCAAGGGGATCAGTAGATGGCCTTCGTCGAGTTGGATTGAGAGGAGTTCACTCATCTTGATGTCCACACCTTTGCTTCTGGGTTTTCTTCGCAAGCTCGCAGCAGGTCTTCTAAAAGCGGCACAAAATGGACATAAAGCCCCCAGCCATTCGGGCTGTCAAACTTCTGAAAGTAAGCTGGGTCAGCCTTCATTTTTTCCAGCCCGCTTTTTAAAGGCTTAATCAACTGGCCCGCTGTTTGGATTCCGTTTTCTTCTGCTCTCCAAAGAGACAAATAGATGCCCGCCTCGCTGGCCATTTTTCCCAAATTGTGGGTAGTGTTAAAACAAAAAATATCCTCTTCGGTTTCTTTGTCGTAAAGGTAAACTGAAAGTCCCATTATTTCACCGCCTTTGCTTCTGCCAATGCTTTGATGCTTTCGACTATGCCCTGGCGCTGCTTTGCTGCCTCGATTGAGATCACGTTGCTATCCAGAGCAAATGCCGCTTGAGCCTGGGCGCGGGCCTGCAGCTGGCTGTACAATCCACGGAATTGAGCGCGAATCGTGGGCAGCTGGCCTTCGGTGATCGAATTGAAAGCGCGGGCCCCGCCGAACTGCTCAAACGCATCTTTAACCAAAGGGCTCGACCACTGCAGGGGAATTTCCACCAGCTTGCCTGTGGATTTATCTGTCGTATAAAGCTGAGACTGAGAGCGGGCCGCGTTCTCAATGCACTCGTTGAATGCTGCTGAGTCGTTTTTTGCGATCTGCTTCAGCACCCAATCTCTGAGAAGTCCAGGCGTGGGGCGATCACCATTGAACTTTGGCTGGAATGTGCGCCGAACTGCATTGAAAGCAGCCTCGACAGCCTGATCAGGCAAGTCTGCCAGGTCTTCAAGCCAGGTTTCCACCGTGCTCGGACCGACAGGAAAACTCATTACATCGCGGAATTTATCAATCCCGGTCTGGACGGTTTCAAATTGCAGCAACATCGAGCGTCACCCCCTCATATTCACTAAAATTTTGATTTTGTTGAGCTGCCTGCTTGGCTTCCCAGCGCTTGCGGCTGGCTTCGACATTTGCCCGGTACTCTTCATCGCTTTGAGTTTGGCCAGGTGCTCGCTGCTGATACGAAACAGTTACGCCATGGGGCCCACCGGAAACAGAGACTTCGGTGTACTTATCCAGCCAGCGGCAGCCTTTGAGATATGCGGCCGGATTGGGAATATACTTCCCGCCCTCTTTGACCCAATCCGCATCTTTGCGGGTGCGCTCGGTGACGTTGAGAATCAGCCGTTCGACCATAGGTCGGTTTGGTTTAAGCGCGTCCCATTCATTTGCTGCACTGGCAAAATGCGATTGTTTGGGGTGGGCCTGAACCCATCGCAAGAATCCAGCGGGATCGTGTTTGGGAAGAGGTACCCCGTCTTCGTTAAACAACCGCTCTTTTTTCGAGCGAGAAGAAGCCGAAGATTTTTTCCGCGTCTCTGGTACTTCCCCCGACGGGGGATTAAAGGGGGTATTGGTAGTCTCTGTAGAAGTCTCTGAGAAGTCTCTGGTAATGCTCGGCTCATTTTGACCCGCCGAGCGGCTCATTTTGACCTCCTCAGCGGTCCATTTTGAACTGGCTGGCGGTTCATTTTGACCCGCCGAGCGGTTCACTGATTGAGCAATTTGATCCAGGCGCAAATAGTTAATTCTGTACCAGCCAGTGTGGTCATTTCCGCGCTTGTTGAAATTCTCGACAACCAAAACACCTTGGCTTTGCAGTTCAGACAGCATGCGTTTAAAGGTGGATTTAGAGCCCAGAAAGGGCATCTGGCCTAACCATTCATCTATGGTGTTGTAAACCCAAAAATAGCCGCTCTGCCAACTATCACGGTATCTGTCTGGGTTGCGTCTTTTCTCTTCAGCCCAGTAATGAAGCTGTTGGAGAAATGCGGCTGCGTTAAGACCCAGCTCTCTGGCCAGGGTTGGAGAAACGGCAATGGGTGGTTCATTGAATAAAAGACTCACGCGAACGCACCCCCAAAGCCATGTTTGGGCCGTGAAGCCTTTTCAATGACCTGCAACTTACGCACAACCGGATCAACCCGCTCGGCTTTGAAATGCTCCCACCATGTGTTTTCTGATGCTTCGCGCTTTGCTTTTGCAGCCTCAATCACTTGCTGATAAATGGATTTAATTGCCTCGCTCATACTGTGGCGACCTCCTTGGTCATTGCCCAATAACAGCGGGCAGTGGCTGCGATATCATTGGCGGCATCATGGGCCCCATCAAAGCCTTCACCAAACAGATGCTGGTGCAGCTCAGCCAGCTTGGGCCACTTGAAACCTTTGCGGCCTGGCAATTGGCAAACATTGACGCCTTGCTTCATCGTGCAAAAGCCGTCTTTGTGCCAGAAATGCCAGAGCGCCATGCCTTGGTGGCTGCGATACATCTCAGCTGCGACAATGGCCCGGTCAAAATCCAGGTTGTGAGCGACAATCAGATCGGCGGCATTGAGCGCATTGGAGAACGTGGCCAGCACTGAGGCAATGGGCCAACCTTCGTTTAATGCCCGCTCTTGAGTGATGCCGTGAATGGCCGACGCCTCGGGCGGAATCTCCCAGCCTTGGGGCCTGATAATAAAATTGCCCGTGTACGGCTTTACCACTTGGCCAGAGTCTTGGAGTGACCAAGCCAGCTGGGCAATGCGCGGCCAGTTTTCGGAGTCATGGGGTGGGGCCTGATAATTGGCGGGCAGGCCGCTAGTTTCTGTATCGAAGAAGAGAACGCGCATTATGCTGCACCCCCGTCAATATTGATCGACAGCTGTACAGGCAGAGCACCACCCAAACGGGTCAGTAATACCTGGGCTGCATCAATGACGGTATTGAGCTGGGCCTGGGTTGTGTAATCATTCAAACTGGCCACTGCGGGAACAGCCTGAGAGTGAATGTACCGCCAGACGTTTCCATGTTTCCGAAAGGGCAGAGAAAAGTCGTCGGTATTCCGCTCTGCTTGGCGAACGATAGCCGCTTTGAGTTTGTGAAGTTCTGCCTTTTTGCTGTTGAGAGCCTGCAATTCCAGCAGCGTGAGTTTTGCACTGTGGCGCGGGTCTATCGGGGTGCGCTGTTCGATCTGCTTGATTTGCTGGGCCTGGGCTTCGATTGTTGCTGCCATTTGAGCCTGTTGAACCTTGACGGCTTTGATTTCGGTCAGGCTCAAAATAATGGCGTCCAATGGGTCAACCTGGGCAGCCTGAGCTGGGGCATTGGTGTACTGGCCAGTTTTGCGGATCTGGGGGAGCACTTCTTTGAATAGCCAGCGCTGGAAAACCTTTGCCGACTCAATGCGCGTTCTTGCCAAAAGCTGGTACAGGCCTGGTTCGTTCACAAAAACCATATTCTGATACCCACCTGAGGTAAGGGTCTGGATTTTTTCCAGATCCTCTTCCTCTATCAAATCGACGGCATCCCCCGCCCATTTATAGCCAATGGCACCGCAAACATCGCGCAATACCCACCAAGGCTCATTGTTGACCATTTTGCAGCGAATAGACTGTGAGCCATAGAAAAAGGGGGTAAGACCTTGGTCTGTAATTTCAGGCTCTACCATGGGAGCTTCGGGCTCAAGTGTCAAAATGGTGGGCTGGATGATTTCGATGTCGCCAGCTGGGGTCAAATCGAGCGCGGCCTTTTTCAGGGCCAGTTCGGCTTTGAGCGTCTTAAACGCCTCTTGATAAACAGCTTTATCGCCGCCCGCTTCCGCGAATCGCTTTAATTCGCGCTCTTTTTCCTCGAGTTCAATCAGCAGGGCATTGCAAAGCAGCGTCCAGCGCGGTTTGATTTCACAATGCCCGTTGAGCAGGTTGGACCATGTGTTGCGACCGGCCCCGATCAGATCAGATGCCTCTTGCTGTGTCATTCCATAGCCTTTGACTGAAACCAGGCGCTCTTTGGTCAGCGGCAGCTGCAATCGGGGATCGTCCAGATAATTCAGAATCCGAGCGAAAGCCCGCTCTTTTTCAGCACTTTCTTTGCCCGCTTCGAGCGTGCACCAAAAGCTGGCAGACATGCCAAGTAAAGCCCCCGCTTGGGCCTGGGTCATTTTTCTGCTGATTCGATATTCTTTGAAAACCATAAAATACCTCGTTGATTGTTTATTCGACAGAAGCCCGAAGGCCGGACCAGGGAGCTACCCTGGCCCTCAATCACGAGGCATCAGCGTGGTATGCTGATTTTGACTATTTACGGGGCGTTACCACGTGTGATGCCTCTTTTTTTTGCTCTCCGCCTCTGAGCTGGCCACAGTGGGGCTTCTATGACCAGTTCAGAAGCGGAAAATATTAATCAAGCAATGCTGCCTGATTGCTGCTCTTCTCCAACCGAAGTTGATACGCTTACCTTTCCGGGGAAAAGAGAACGAATTGATTTAAGGGCGCCAATTCTTGTTTCGTCTTCCATTTCAGAATTTTCAAACATTGGCAATGTAAGCCCCTGCGGTGTTAATCGCTCCCTTTCAGAGCCGGAGCGCTCGCGCATGAGTCCCTGAGAGATATCATGCCTACTTGTTTTTGCAGACAAGAAAAACGGACGAATAATGCGCTCTTTGTACAAGTGGCAAGAAATTTTTACTTGGCCAAATGCCAGAGCGTCAAACACGCGAAACACATCAAACAAATCGCGAATATTCGTTTCTAGAACTCCGTTTGGCGTTCCGTACTCTTGGTCTTGAGCAAGGTAAAACCAGCAAACCGGATCAGCCTTATCCTCAATCGCACCATCGTATTGAAAAATCTCAACATCGATTCGGGTGCTTGAAAACGTCAGACGGACAGGATACTCTGAGCATTCTGAGTGCTTTGCTCCAAAAACGCCACGCCAGACCGAAAGCGTCTTTGAAATGGTGCCAATGTGATTCGAATGTATTCTGAGCTGAGTCAGATCTTCATTGTGATCCAGAGAAATAAAGTCCGACGCAATGTTGTACCCATAGCTTGGCGCGTCATCTCTCAGGCTAAATGTGCCATCCGGCTGATTTGTAACACCTCCGATTCGAGTTACAACTGGTCCGGTGGAAAAAAGCACGGCACCATTTTGCACTTCATAAGTAGAGCCGCTTTCGGGGTCTTTTTCTGAAAGCGCTTTAGCAAGCGCGAATATATTTGCTGGTAACATCAGTTAACTCCTCTTGATTGGCAATAAAAAGCCGGGCCACGGGCACCCGGCGCAAACGAAACGATCAAAAACGCGTACTTACCAAATCTCCTTTGTTTTGATAGCGGCTATTTGCCGCAGTGAGAGCCTGCATAACTTTGAATGCCGTTTAATTGGTATTCCAGACTCTCACTGTGGGAAACAGAAAAAAACCAGGGCCGAAGCCCTGGCGCTTACACTGAAACACTGACGAAACCACCCCGCCTTTCGTTGGTGTGGTTATTTGCTCATTTCTGAGCAGTTGCGGAGGCAGGAATCGAACCTGCTGTCTTCTGGTTATGAGCCAGACGGCTTACCATTTGCCTTCCCCGCAAAGAAAACCCGCTTTCGCGGGATAGCAGCACATTTCTGTGCAGAGCCTGGGAATGGGACATGAACCCACTCGCCGACGTCCGCCGCGAATGCCTACGCCTCCCCGTTTGTGTGCGCACACCGAACGGGGCAACGATTTATCGATCCCAGGCAGTGCCCCCGGCTGGACTCGAACCAGCATCATGCGCCACCTTCTGCGGTGCTTTCCCGTTCAGCTACAAGGCCCGGAATCGAACCAGGCACCTCCGCTATAGACGCGCTCTACCATTGAGCTACGGGGGCGAAAGAAACCCAGCTCTAGCAAACTGGGCGGAGTTTTAGAATGCACCGCGTCACCGCAGCAGGCAGAGCCCGAAGGAGAAAGGCTCTGGCTGATGGGGTCACAAAGCCGCAGATCGGCAAAATTTAATCATCGTAACCCATTCTATTTGCTGCGGCCTCTTCAGCCTTAAGGGTTTGTTTTTCTTGATAAAGAAGATCGCATTCAGTCTGCGTTCTGCCCTCTTTAATGCATGATTCATAAAAAGAGTTTTCTTGGTAATATGAGCTGTTATAATAATCTCCCTCGCAAGAGCATAGCAGCATAAAAAAAATCAAAATTAATCGCATAAAATAGACCTCACATTGTTTGTTTTTCCCAATAAAAAAGCCCCCGAAGGGGCTGTGTCTCTCTATTTAAGCGGTTATGCGTGAATTGCGTGAGCGCTTCGGAGCTTTGACATAATTCTATCTAGCCGCTTATTTGCTGACTCAAGCTCTTTAAGCTGGGCCTGGTTGACTGGCTCTTGCTTTGATAAGCGATCGATCATTTCGCGTAACTCGTGAATCAAAGACTCTAATTCGCTTTGATTTGCTCTGACTTTATCGAGTTCATCAATCGATTGAAGCATTTCAGCTAAAAGTTCTTCTCTGGTCTGGGTCATTCGCTTTTTTTGAATCAAGGCTCTCTCTTTGAAAGAGTAGCTTTCTCTGGAGTACTGAGGGAAAAGCGCATCAAGAAAATAATCAATCAGGCGTTTCATTGTTTTTCTCCTCAATCAGAGCGATGTTTATTGATGTTTTAAGCATCTTCAGTCTTATCTTATCATAGCAATCCCAAATCAAAGCAATAACTAAATACAGCGTGATTACAGCCAGTGAAGCAATGCTCCCAAGCTCAGTTATTTTTGTCACGATTGTAGCTTTTGGGTAAAGCCACAAAACAAGCAAATCCGAACCCTTGAAGACCAACATAATAAATGCGCCCAAAAGAGCGCCAAGAAAATAGTCAGCAGCGATATAAAAATACTCTTTGGCTTTGGATTCTGGACTGTCTCTAAGAGACTCATAAGCGTACATGTATGAGTTGCGAATGCTTAGAGTCGCCTCAGTCTGGCGCTTAAAATAACCTTCTATTTTCTCAAAAAGGTCATTCAGGCCCTTTAAATTTTTGTCGTCCATGCCTGCCTCTGGGCTTTGTTGTTTTGCGGCAATAATACCACGGGCCCATTAGAAAGCAAATTATGACAATTCCGCTACATGTCAGCCTTTCGGCTACCCCCGCTTACTATGCCCCATTCGGCGGGGGTTATTCAGTTTTAAAGGTTCACTGCTCTCCGGTTTCCCGGTAGCAGGTCACACATGATAGGATAGAAGAACCTTGGCTTGGTCGCCGTAGGTTATTGTGCTTTAGCCTCCCCAGAACTCTGGGGGGGCTTCTTCGTTTTCTGGAGCAATATAAAACACAATTTTGTATCCAGCTTTTTTAGACAATAAAACACTTAATTTTGCCAAAATTTTCACAGTTGGAGTTGCTCTACCGCTTTCATAATGGCTGATTTGCCCCTGGCTTACGCCCAAAGCATCAGCAATTTCCGGCTGTTCAAGACCAAACTGCTTTCTTAAAGCAAACATATTTTCTTTTGAAAAGGCGACAAGGCGCACTTTGGGATGATTCCTTTTGCGTTTATCAACCTTAATCATATCTCTATTGTCTAAAAACATTGTGTGACTCATGACCTCATAATAATATAATTAATTTTAGTTTGCAATAGAGTATTGACAATTAGCCTCTAAGAAATTAATATAATTAATGTAAGCACGATAACAACCAGGCCTCACCAGCCAGAAAGACGGACCAAACCAAATGAAAACCGCAACCCAAACCAAAGCTGAGGCGACCGCCCAGAAACTGCAAGCCCTGCTCGATATGAGCGACCGGGTAACTGTGGATCTCAGCAAATACGCTGGCCTTTACCGCGAAGTCCCTGTAAAAGTCAGTTTCGCTGGCCCCGCCCGTGCTCACAGCACCACCAAAGCAACCCGTTTGATTGCTGATGTCGCCGCAATTGCTGACCGCCAAGCTGCCAAATCTGCCGCTTGTTACCTGGAGGTCTAAATGCAAGTGAAAATCAAAACTCCCCCGGCCACTACTGCGCAGAAATGTGCTCAGTACCGCGCCCGCGAATATACCTGCTCCTGCCCTGATCGCCAAAAAGGCGGCAGCTACGCAGACAATCGCACTCACGAGATGATTTGTAAGCACATGCACAGCATTCGCACTGGCGCAGTCGATCTCTGCGAGGTCAAAGCCATCGAGCGCGGAATGACCCGCGAAGAGTATCTGGAGTCTGTCGGCAACGCAATCGCCAAAACTTGGCCCAGCAAAGCACAGCCCCAAGCGCCCGCAAAACCAGTCATTGATTGGTTTGCGTTCCTCGAAATCGCGTAGTTTTAAGGGCCTGCTATACATGTGCATACAAAAGTGTATAGCAGGCCAATCAAAGGCAGTCAACCCCGGACCGTTGCAAATGCTCAAAATCCCCACGTTTTGCTTAATAAAAATTAACCAGGAGTATACACCTATGACCACTTTATACGAAATCCAGACCCAGTACCGCGAACTCATGAGCGAGATGGAAGCCATTCTGGCAGACCCAAACCCTGAGACGCTCGAATCAGATATGGATCACCTTAACCGCCTGATGGGTATCAATGCCCAAGACTTTCGGGCCAAAGGCGATGCCTATGCCGCAGTCATCCGTGAGAAGGAAGCGCGAGCCGAATCCCTCCGCGATGAAGCCGACCGCATGGTTCAGCTGGCAAAACGCGAAGAGGCGATAGCCGAATATCTCAAAGGCCGTCTGTTTGCGGCTATGCAAGAGCAAGGGATCTCCTCTGCCGATCTGCCTCACTTCCGGCTGAGTCTGCGCAAGTCTCAGGCGGTGGACGTGACCGATAAAGACGCGCTGCCCCAGGGCTATCTGCGCATCAAAACTGTGACCGAGCCCGACAAAACCGCGCTCAAGGTTGCACTGAAACAGGGCCAAGCCATTCCTGGTGCTGCCCTGGTTGACCGTCAAGGCCTGCAGATTAAATAGGAGAAAAACAATGAGTGTAACCCGCGAAAAACTTCACGCCTTAACCCAGGCCATTCCCTACAAGACACGCACCGGCCACCGTGGCGCGCAACTGGCTTACATCGACGCCCGTGACGCTATGGATTTGCTCGACGAAGTGGTCGGGCCTGAGAACTGGCAGTGCGACTATAAACAGGTCAAGAATGTCGTCTATTGCGGCATCGGCATCAATACCGATGAAGCAGGCTGGGTCTGGAAATGGGACGCAGGCGATGAGTCCAACATCGAGGAAGAAAAGGGGGAAGCCTCCGATTCATTCAAACGTGCCGCCGTCCGTTGGGGTATTGGTCGCTTCCTCTATCGCTTGGGCTCAAACCCAAAACCCGCCCAGCCCCAGCAGCAATACACCAAGCCAGTGCAAGCCCAGGCCCCCAAATCCGAGCCGCTTGTAAGCGATCAGATCAAAGCCAATCTACTTGCCCAGGCCAAGCGCTGCTGTATTGAGCAGGAAAACTGGAATGCCATGGTTAAGGGGCGCGGAATTAAATGGTCTGTTATGACCCAGGCCCAGGCCATCATGCTGAGCAAGCACCTCGACAGCATTGAAGCCTCACTTAAAGTTGAATCTGCAATTTAAAAAACAAAATTTAGGAGAATTATTGTGAAAAAGTACGAATTACTCAACGATGATACGGTCGAATTTTACGGGAGAACCCTGAAGAGAATTAAGGCACTGACCAATTTTGGATTTGTCGAGGCCGGTACTCTCGGGGGATATGTCGAGAGTGGAAAAAATCTTTCTCAAGACGGCAATGCGTGGGTCTCCGGCGATGCGCAGGTCTCCGGCGATGCGCAGGTCTCCGGCGATGCGTGGGTCTCCGGCAATGCGCGGGTCTACGGCAATGCGCGGGTCTACGGCAATGCGCGGGTCTACGGCAATGCGTGGGTCTACGGCGATGCGCGGGTCTACGGCAATGCGTGGGTCTACGGCGATGCGCAGGTCTCCGGCGATGCGCAGGTCTCCGGCGATGCGCGGGTCTACGGCGATGCGTGGGTCTCCGGCAATGCGCGGGTCTACGGCAATGCGCGGGTCTACGGCAATGCGCGGGTCTACGGCAATGCGTGGGTCTACGGC